CTTTTTCCATTGTGTATCCCTCGCCTGCAAATCCCCAAGCTGCTGCCATGTGGGCAACCTGAGCATATTCTCGGAGTCGTTCCACCAGATCATCACTCATTAGTTTTTCCTTTCAATTCACACTCTTTCAGTGTTAGTTCTGCGCCAAGCGTCAGCCCACCTAAACCACCAATGAACACGCCGCCATAGAACACGCCGCACACTAGGAAGATGATTGCTGCTGCTTTCTTTCCATTAGTCATCTTTAGTTTCTCCTTCCATAAGAGCATCCCAAAGTTTTTCGAAATCTTCCTGCTCCCCCAGTAGGCACGGCCACGACACAGGGAATATCTTACCCATCACTTTACTAATTTGATTGGCAACTACCCGAGATTCATACTGTGTGTCACTGGCACAACGGAGTTTACACATACTCGCGAAGGCATCCAGTGATCCACTCCAGTACCACTCAGTCATTGTGCTTTGAGGCAGGACCATACGTGCTTGTTCGGGTGCCACTCCTGCTGTGATCATATCCCGGTAAAGGTCTAGGCTGTGCATCTGATGCTTAAAGGCTCCATCATGTACGCTCTGTTCACCAAAACCCTGCATACGCAGCGATTCCACAACTGTATCACTAGAACCCTGCTTCTTGTCAGCACTACGTCCACGCCATTGGTCAGGTACATAGAACTCAGGTTCCTCATCCACATATCGACGAGAGACCTCATTCCAACGCAGGAACTTATGCTTCCCCAACTGCCGTGCGACAAAGATAGGAGCCTTTACATGGAAGGAGGCAAAGCAATGGCCGAAGGGACTCAAGTGTTTGTGCTTTGCTAGATAACGTACAAGTTTTGTGTCGCGTTCAGATAGATACGTAATAGGAGGTAGGCCAATATCATGGTGGTAATCCCACTCGCTCTTCTTATTGAAAGAGACTCGCGCAGCGTTAACTACGCTAAGGTCAGAACCCATGTGGTCGATGTATGTTGTTGTGATCATCCGACTTTACCCCCTAAGATGTCACCCCCGACGTTACCCCAGACGTTACCCCCGACGTTGCCCTCGACGTGGCCCTCGACGTCACCCTTGACGTTGCCCTTGACGTTGCCCTTGACGCTGCCCCAGACGTTACCCAAGACGTTGCCCTTGACGCCGCCCTTGACGCTGCCCTTGACGCTGCCCCAGACGCTGCCCCAGACGTTACCCTTGACGTTGCCCCAGACGCTGCCCTCGACGCTGCCCCAGACGTCTCCCTCGACGCTGCCCTCTACATCACCCAAGACGCTGCCCTTGAGACTGCCCTTGATGTCATAAACATCAGACCCTTCCCGGAAAAGAATACCAGCTTCAAGGATATCAAGTTGTTCTTTTGTGAATTTAGTCATCCGACCCTCCGTTGTTAACTTTAACTTTCTGGATGTGTTCTACTGCCATCATAGCGTTTACAAGTATACGTTCTTTCACAACATCCGCGCTTTCGCTTCTTGAAATTATACTGGTCTGCGTATTCGCTCGCCTCTTTCGCTGCCCAGACAAAGGCCCGCCAGATGTAACCCGGCAGGCAAAGCGCGAACCAGACCCATACAACCATCCAACGTGTGACCCACCACCGCGCGCGAATTGATCCTTCTGCATGCCTGATGTGCATCAATCTGCCTCCTACCCCTCCTCATCTTGATATTCAGACAATTCATCCATCGCGCTGCGCATAGCTGTTTTTTGCCATACGACTACCGCAAAAAAAGCGACCGCAATAACAGTGCCAAAAAACAGTTCAACCATCTTGCGCCGCAATATCCTCTTCGTCAGGATCAAGTAGGTAGACAGTTTCACCTAAAGATTCCTTAGCCTTACGGATTTTTCCCTTGAGTCTCTCGATTTCTACCCGAGACTCTTCCTGCATATTCCAAGCTGCGGCGCTGTCGGTTTTCCACCAGTCCAACTGTTCTTTCAAGTACTCGTTACGGCTTACCTGAAACTTTAGTTTCTGCTCAAGCTTTAGTTGCTCATTATAAGCATCAGCCGCTTGTCCATCTGCTGCGAGACAGTCTAGGGCAGACCCCCGAAGGTCTTTCTTGAGAGACTCAACCTCGCGCTCCAATTCTTCGATGCGATCTGCGGCTTTTTCCATTGTGTATCCCTC